GAAAAAAAGAATTTATAAGCAACGAAGAGTTGTTTAAAAAAGATGGATTCTTAGAAGAAAAAGAAGCTAAACTTTTATTTTATCAATTTTTAAGAAATAATGTTACTTTTGCTACTGATTTAATAACTGGGGTGCAGCTTTTTCCGTTTCAACACATGGCAATTAAAAGCATGTTAGAAAGTGATTATTTTTTGGGAGTTTGGTCCCGAGGGATGAGTAAAAGTTATACCACAGGTATTTTTGCCGTATTAGATGCGATTTTAAATCAAGGTGTTGAAATAGGAATTTTATCTAGATCTTTTAGGCAATCTAAAATGATTTTTAAAAAAATTGAAGATATAGCTGCTAAACCTGAAGCTTATTTATTAAAGCAGTGCATAACTCACACTTCGAGAACAAATGATGAATGGATTATGGAAATTGGTAAAAGCAGAATTAGAGCTCTACCTTTAGGGGATGGAGAAAAACTTCGTGGCTTTCGTTTCCATAGAATTATTATTGACGAGTTTTTGCTAATGCCTGAAAGAATTTATAATGAAGTTATTGTGCCTTTTTTGTCTGTTGTTCAAAATCCGACACAAAGAGAAGAACTTCATCAAGTTGAAAATAGATTGATCGAACAAGGAAAAATGAAAGAGGAAGATAAATATCAATGGCCTAATAATAAATTAATAGCTTTATCTTCTGCTTCTTTTAAATTTGAATATCTATATAAATTATACGAACAATATGAAAATTTAATTTTTAATCCTAAAAAAGGAGAAAAAACTAGAAGATGCATTATGCAGTTTAGTTATGATTGTGCTCCACTTCAGCTTTATGATCAAAACTTAATTAATCAAGCGAGATCAACAATGAGTGAGTCTCAATTTATGAGGGAGTTTGGAGCGCAGTTTACTGATGATAGTTCTGGTTATTTTAAGATTTCTAAAATGGCTTTATGTACTGTTCCTGATGGAGAATATCCTGCTGTAGAGGTAATTGGAAAAGCCGAGGATGAATATATAGTGGCAGTTGACCCTTCTTGGTCAGAGACGGAATCTTCGGATGATTTTGCAATACAAGTTTTAAAATTAAATCAAGAAAAACAAATTTCGACTTTAGTTCATTCATATGCTTTGTCTGGCAGTTCTTTGAAAGATCATATTAAATATTTTTTATATATATTAAAAAACTTTAATGTTGTTGCTGTTTGTATGGATTATAATGGTGGGGTTCAATTTATGAATTCTTGTAATGAAAGTGAGCTTTTTAAAAATGAAAATATTAATTTAAAACAAATAACAACAGAGTTTGAAAAGCCAGAAGATTATGCGCAAAACTTAGTAATGGCTAAGAATGAATATAATAAATCCGATTTTAAATATGTATTTTTAAGGAAACCAACATCTAGCTGGATCAGAATGGCAAATGAATTATTGCAAGCTAATTTTGATCACAGAAGAATATTTTTTGCTAGTAGAGCAATTGATGAAAATTTTAGAGCTCAAACGAAGAAAAAAATAGGAATAGATAAGTTGAAGTTTTCTAACACAGCAGAATCTACAAAAGAAAGTGAAGAGGCTAAAATGATTGATTTTGTTGAACATTTAACAGATATGATAATGTTAACAAAAACAGAATGCGCTTTAATACAGATAACTACGACAGCTCAAGGCACTCAAAGTTTTGATCTTCCAGCTAACTTAAAAAGAAAAACTGGTCCAGATAAACCAAGAAAAGATAGTTATTCTGCTTTGGTTTTGGGGAATTGGTTGGCTAAAATATATAATGATATGCAACAGGCTAAAGCAGAAAACGTAACAGAAACTTTCACTCCTTTGTTTATAGCATGAAGGATTTTATTAATGATTTAAAAAAGCAATCTTTTGGGCCTTCTAGAATTCTTTTTATTAAAAAAGCTTTTGATTATTTAATATCTTTAAATCGTCCTGTTAATATATTGGAAACCGGTTGCCATCATTATTACGATGAACCAGGATTTACAGGCTCTTTTGCTTACTTAATAAAAAATTATACGAAAGGCAATTTACTATCTATAGATATAAGCTTTGATTCTATAAGGGCTAGTAAAAATCTAAATAAAAATTTTATTGATGTGATAGATTACGTTTGTGGTGATAGCGTTTCAGTTATTAATTCTTTATCAGATGAATTTGTGAGATGTGTAGATTTATTTATTTTAGATTCTTATGATTTGGATTACGAAAACCAACATCCATCAGCCAATCATCATTTAAAAGAACTTTTATCTTTTTTTCATAGAATGAATCCTCATGCGTGGATTGCTATAGATGATAATTTTTTACCAGGAACTTGGATAGAGTGGAAAAAAAATAATAAAATATTCCGTTTTGAGACAAATGAAAAAATTGTAGGCAAAGGATCTTATTGTGATTCATATCTAAAAAACTGCGATTTTCAAAGAGATGAAACAGTTGTAATACCTGGAGAAAGAAATATTTTTTTATATTTTAAAAGTTAAAAGTCACTTTAGAAGTAACTTTGTGTAAGTATTATATATAGACATGGCCCGTAAATATACAAAAAAATCAGATTATTGGAATAAGTTTTCTCAAAGCACTAATGAAGAAAAAAATCCTTCTTTAGACAAAATGCTTTCATCTTCGGAGCCTCAAATCATAGGAGACCCTTTCTATGATTTTGATGCTAAGGCGAATTACCAAAGAAATGGAGGAGGGACAAGTACAAATACAAGAAGGAATCTTGCATACGTTGGGCCAAAAATTTACAAATATGCTAATATTAGAGAGGGTTTATTGCCGTTTGAATTATCTGTTAATGGATACAATGTTAGAGATTGTATCGAATTATGTCAAAAAGCTTATGCAAATGTAGCAATCTTTAGAAATGCTGTTGACATCATGTCAGAGTTTTCTAATGCAGAAATAAATTTAGAAGGAGGAAGCGCTAAGGCTAGACAATTTTTTAGTCAGTGGATGAAATATATTCAAATATGGAAAGTAAAAGATCAATACTTCCGTGAATATTACAGAAGCGGAAATGTGTTTTTTTATAAGATAAATGCGAAATTTACATTGGATGATTTTCAATCAATTATAAAAACTTATGCTAATGCAGATGGGATGTCTTATGATAATGTAGAAAAGATTTATAATTATCCCACCCCCTATAATGTGAAAAATTCTGTTCCTGTGCAATATACACTTCTAAATCCGTATTACGTAGTTGCAACTAGAACAAGTTCTTGGAAACAAGTTGTCTATGAAAAAATTCTTTCTGAATATGAGTTAGAAAGATTACAAAATCCTAAAAATCATCATGATCAAATTGTATTTGATAATTTGGATGAAGAAACTAAGGGTAAAATCAAAAATGGTCAGTGGGCTCAAGATGGTTTAAAAATACAGTTAAATCCAACAGACGTTATTTATTCTTTTTATAAAAAACAAGATTACGAACCGTTTGCTGTGCCGTTTGGATTCCCTGTGCTTGATGATATTAATTTTAAATTAGAAATGAAAAAAATTGATCAAGCGATTTGTAGAACTATTGAAAATGTAATTTTATTAATAACTTTAGGTGCAGAGCCTTCCAAAGGAGGTATAAACCATAAAAACATCAAAGCAATGCAATCTTTACTTGGGAATCAGTCTGTGGGTCGCGTCCTCGTTGCTGATTACACAACTAAAGCTGACTTCATTATTCCTGATATGAATAAAGTATTAGGGTATGAAAAATATAAAATTGTCAATGAAGATATTAAAGAAGGTTTACAGAATATTTTAATCGGTTCAGAAAAATTTGCTAATACAACAATAAAAGCGCAGGTGTTTTTTGAAAGATTAAGGGAAGCTAGAAATGCTTTTTTAAATGACTTTCTTCAGCCAGAAATGGAATTAATATTTAAAAACTTAGGTTTTAAAGGTCGTTGCCCTATAGCTAAGTTTGAAGAAGTTTCTATAAAAGATGAAACGCAGTTTAATAGAGTTGTTACTAGAATGATGGAACTAGGTATCTTGCCTCCTGAAGAAGGTATTAGAGTAATTGAAACAGGCATATATCCTAGTGGGGAAGAATTAGCAGCTGCTCAAGAAAAATTTGTAGAACAAAGGAAAAAAGGATTTTATAATCCAATAGTAGGCGGCGTTCCTTCTGTATCTCCTCCAGCTCCAAATTTTGGGAATAAAAATGAACCTGTAGAAAAAACTGATGTTGTTCCTCCTCAAAAGGTAAATGTCCCTAATGAAAGAGGTCGTCCTGTTGGAACCACAAAGGCTTCGGTTTATTCAAGAGAATCTATAGTTCAAGTTTTTGATTTAACTAAAAACCTATACGGAGAAGTTGAATCTTTGTTGAGAAAAAAATATAATAAAAAAAGATTAAGTAAAGATCAGAAAAGCTTAGCAGAAAGCATTAGTGAAGCTATTATTGTAGCGTCTGAAAGTTCTACGTGGAACAAAGTTGCTAACAGCGTCATATCTAATCCTGCAGAGTTAGATAATTTATCAGTATTAAAATCAATTCAAAGTATAGCAAGCGAGCATGATTTAAACACATATGCTGCAGCATTATTATATCACAGCACTAAAAAATAAGTGTAATATATATTAATATGTTTAAGTATTTTACCAGATTTGACAATATTGTTACTGCTTCATTGAATTTTGATAATAATATTTTATTGTCGAAAGCTTCTTTAGATCCTTTAAAAAGTCTAATTCCTGAAAGTGTTGATTTAGAAAAAAATGTTGATTTAGTTGGGGCAGCTTTCAATGCTGCAGTAGTTAACAGGTTTAATAAAAATGGAGATGGAATTGATACTAACACAGCAATTGCTTTTAAAAAATATTTTATTCATAAACCTACAAATATTGAACACAAGAAACAAAAAGTAGTAGGTCACATTGTTAATTCTGGTTTTTCTTCTTTTGATAAAAATGAAATTTTAAAAGATGAACAAGTAAGGGGTAATTTAGATCCTTTTAATATAGCTTTAGCAGCTGTTGTGTATAAAACAGTAGACAGAGATTTTGCTGAAGCTTTAGTGGATTCTAATGATCCTGAATCAGATTTTCATGAAAAAATTAGCGCAAGTTGGGAAATAGGTTTTAATGATTACTATGTGGCTGTTGGAAGTAATGATCTTAAAGAAGCAGAAATAGTTACGGATGAAAAACAAATACAAGAATTTAAAAAATACTTAAAAGGTTTTGAGGGTAATGGATATATGAATGATGGTACTCCAGTTTATCGTTTAGTTACTGGA